TACCACAACCAAACCGATACCCTTGTAAACGAACTTCCTTCGAATACTTCTCGTACCCTATCCCATTCTCAGTTGATTCATACAACAGAATCAGCTATCTCAAATCAAGCTATCGATGTTTCATTACCTCCTGGTGCCATTGATGCTCGTTTCGTGCGAACATTAATGACACCATCTGGGATGAAGCCAGTAATAATCCTTACTGACGAAGATATAGATCTAGATGTCCAACATGATTATGTTCCTGGAGTTTGTCTCCCAGAACAGGGTCATGTATGGTCAGATAGATTTGAATCTGCGTCAGAGGGTGGAGAACCCGCAATTTCAGAATCAGTTGCGTTTTCTCAAAGAACTGGATATTATATGTTACCTTTTAAGTATTATAATTCCCATGTCTTAGTTAGATTGATTTGTAAACCCGCTTTTTCCCAAGCTCAATCTTATTGGGTTTCTAGATCGTTTGACGCTTTAGCTTTTGGTAATAATCGACATATTAATGAAATTGGCTTTAATTGGTTACCCTCGCTTGCTAACGAAATTTTTGTGCTTATGCCTTGGTCTGATCCTAATTATATAGTAGAAACAGATGCAGACCCAGCTGAAACTTTTGGTTATTTAAATGTTAGAAATCTTACTAACCTTGTTACATCAACAGGAAATGATGTACCATTATCTATTTCATATTATTTTGCACCCTATAAAATGTATACTTATGTTCCTCAACCTGTTACTACAACACCTCCGACTTTATTATCTGGAGCTATAACTATTCTACCTCAAGATGCTAATTGCCCAGCCGGAACAACAGTTAGAGGTGATATAGAAATTTTCGAACCAACTTATTTAATATTAAGAACTTATTCATTACAAGTACCAGCTTTACCAACTTCAGCGGTTGGTGCAATACTTGTTGATTCCACTATGATTGGTGAATTTGGTTACTATTCTGGTGATACTGGTGCCGGGATAGGAAATGCTAGAATTAGTCCCGTATTATTTCAGCCCGGCACTTATCCTGTTGCTACTACTGCTACTTTAGCAGGAACTGCTTATCAAGATGAGGTTGCAATTAATTGGATTAATATAACAGGTCAAATTCCTACCTATACCCCTCTTGCTACCGGAACTCTACAAATAGATTCATCTCCTCAAACTAAAGAAATTCAGAGGGGTGAATCTTCACATACTATAGTTTTTAATTCTGTACCTGATCATATAGATCTTAATATTGAAGATGCTTCAATGTTTAAAAATATGGCTCAAATTGCCAAACATACTGTAGTTTACGAAAATTTACCAACCCATATAGAACTTAATCCTAAAATTACTAACCCAATTTCCCAAGTTTGTAATGGCTTTAATATGTTGACACCAAAATTTAAAACTAGTTTTAGTACTTGTGTAGTTTCACAGAGCCCTGATCTTGTAATGTATACTCTATATCATGAAAATGATGTAGTGTTTGCGACGTTTGCAAAATCAAAGGCTCTTGCTAAGTTAAGTGGTTACAAAGCAATCCTTGACTACTACGTTAAGCGTAGCAAAAGACAGGAATGTGTTGATGACCTATTAACTTTTGGTACTGAACAAATATTCGAATATCAATATAATTCTAATTCTGAAAAAGCTAAAGAAACGTACGGAAAAATGTACGATAATAATCCTAGAGAAGATCATCATAATATGTTCCTTCAGGAACTTGAAATTTCAGCAACAAATAAATATGTACCATTTAATTTTAATTTAGATTTATCAGTCGTTGCAGCAACATACCCATATGTTAATACTAGAGAATATCTTAGACATTATCTTAAGTCACATATGCCAGTTATTACAATTAAATCAAATAAAAATCCTTTCTCAAATTTACTTTGTAGGCTTGTACAGGGAACCTATTCTAGCTATGAAGATGTTATGCAACTTCCTGGTTCAGAGTGGGATCCTACCCGTACAAATTTGCAAGTACAACCCTATTGGAAAGACCCAACCCCTGCCGTAACACAAATCGTAATACCTTTTACCCTTGTAATACTTTCAGGTCAAATTGACGTATCCGGAATGCAACTCCTTATATTCTTTAATACATCTACATTAAATTACCATCATAAAATAGATTATGATCCCAGCCAACCAGCTGTTGTATCAGAACTCACTTCAGTTCTTAACGAACTGGGTATGTGCAGTAAATGTTCAACAGCTCCTTGTCAATGTTCCAAACCAATTCCATCAGGTAATGGACGAACCCCTCATATTTTTCGACGAAAACCTAGAATTATAGAGGGTGTTACTCAGGGAATTGAATCTGAAACAATCACCGAACAAGTAGAAAATCAATCACTCGACACACGTTCACCACAAAAACTCGATGGAGTAACCATGGAAACATCCCGAATTCATGATACTCTAGAAACAGG